ATTATCTCATGGCATCCCTCATTAAAGTTTTAGCAGCTGAGACTGATTTAACTTCTGCTACGAACGTTAGCAGTGCAACGGTAGTTAGACTACACAACACTGGATCTGCAACAGTTGTTACTAGAAAGAATTCTGGTGGTGATACACTTGGGAGTTTCACCATTGGGGCAAATGAGTCAGTTCTAACCGAGAAAGATCCATCCGATACATTAGAGGGTGGTGCAGGTATTAAAGCCGCTAAGATTGCCTACACCAATTGAAGTGGATTATAACGTTACTTCTCCTGTCTGGTCTGTAATTATACTTCTCTGTTGTGGATTAGCATTTACGCTATATTGCGTTATATATATTCTACGCCTATCATTTAAGGAACTAGAAGAAGATGGCCAAGTCCGCGAACAAGGGCAAGAAGGGTCAATCGAAGCAGAATCAAGGGAACGCGACTGCTAAGAAAGCAAAAAACGGTGGTAAGAAGAAATAATATATGCCACGCGAATGGAATACTTCTTTTAGGGAACCGTGGAACCCTATCATAAAGAAGTGCCTGGACGGCATAGATCTCCACAATGAACTTTATTTTAAAACTCAAGATTCATTTCATTTAAATCAAGCAGATTTACTTAGGTTATATGTTTCAAGGTTAAAAACTTGGATACATAATACTGAACCTGAAGCATTCCATAGAAAGGAGAGTAATCATGGGAGCAATGACACCCCCGAGTCGGAAGAGTTGTTACAACTTCCGAGTAGTGGAAATCAACAGAGTCCTTGATGGTGACACTATAGATGTCACTATTGACTTGGGTTTTGATTTATATAAAAAAGAACGTGTTAGAGTAGCAGGAGTTGACACTCCTGAGAAGAGAACTAGAGATGATGAAGAAAAAGCATTGGGTTACGATGCCACCCACTGGCTTGAGGAGAAACTTGAAGGTGCTATCTCTGGCGACGATGATCTCATTATCCGCACTGAGCTTGTTGGCGGTATGGGCAAGTATGGGCGTCTTCTCGGGTGGCTCTATATTGGAGACGCAGAACTCTCCCTCAACGAGCAAATGATCACCGAAGGATATGCCTGGGCATACGATGGTGGTACTAAGCAGAAGGACTTTGAAGAGTTACGCGAAATTCGTCGTGCTCATGGCACGTTAACTTAATGCACAATGCACTAATTATTTCTCTGTGTTTTCTACCACTTGCGGTAATATTCGTTATAATGAAGGTAGCAGTATGGCTCTCTGGAGTATACACGGAGGAAAAGTATGTCGAACGAGAATCAAAAGTACCACATGGACCGTATGTGGCGGAGGCATATGCAGACATTGATGAAGAGGATCAATGGGATTAGGGAAAAAGAGTATCTAAAGAAATACTTAGGAGATGATTATCAAGACTAAATAGGATGCTCATTATTGCAAAATATCATGTTATCATTTCTACTCCCACTGGCATCAAAAATTATCTCTGATGCTGTTACAAAGATTCCCGACAACGAAGAACTAGGTGAGAAACTAGTTGAAATTTGTCTAGTCATTCTAAAAAAAGCAGTTAAACTGACCAAGACCGATATGGATGATCAACTACTAGAAGTAGTTGAGAAGGCAATTCTCGCAAGAGAAGAAGAGGAAGTATCTGAATAATCTTAGATGGGGGACGCAAGTCCCCTGTTTTTATAAATAAATCTAGATCATAGTCAAACATTGGAGTAATAGCCCATGTCTCTTTGGGGAAATAAAGATACCGTATACGCGACTGGTAACATTACCACCATCACTGCTGAGGGTGTAGTTACTGGATCTGGCACAACTTTCTCCACTTCGGGGCTTGTTGAGGCTGGTCAAGTTATCACCATGGGTGCCTATGGTGCTGGTGTTATTAAGTCGATTGATTCGGATACTCAACTAACTCTTGATAGTCCTGCAGGACTAAGTGGAGTTTCTACAAGTGGAATCACTCAGGCCTTCAATATCAGTGAATCTCCTAAGTACCTTGTCAAGGATCAAAACTGGGCAGGTAATGAAGTTTATGGTGCAGATGTAGCTGAAACTGCCGCTGCTCGTGGTGGAATCTATGAGGTTGCACATGCTGGTTGGGTAGGAATTACCACATACGTTGATCAACACGGAAACACAAGAACAAAGACTGAAGTATTTGTCGCTGGATCTAGTATCACTTCTGATGCTAACGACGATTCTGTCCTCGCAGATAGCTGATATACATAGTACAGACAAGTAATGATGTATGAAGTTTACTGAGTTGAATGATAATAACTATGTTATCTTTGCAATTAAACATTATGAGAATCCACACGCAGTAACAAAGGAAGACTTTGAGGAAGATCTCAAACGATTCAAATGGATTAAGAGGCTTTTAAAACGCTATAAAACTACTGGCGTTTTAAAAGCCCATCTTCTCATTAATCATTTTATTATTTTATATAATGTGTTTGGTGAAGCCGCTACACCTTTGTTGTTCTATAAGATTGACAAAGACCTGTGGCCTGTGGTAAAAACATTTATTGTATATCTTGGGAGATTTCCTGAATATCCAAAATCGCATATTCATGATGTCCCGATGGATGATAATTGTTTATCTTGTTTAAATCAACTATGAATAACGATAGAATTTTATCTAATGTTAGGAGAGTCATCAGAGAAATGATGTCTGCTGGGACTGGTGGATTTACTGCATCCGCTCCTGCGGAAGGTCCTGTTGCTGGATATGATAAGGTAATGAAGAAACCAAGGAAACTTAAAAAAGTAAAAGAACTAAAGGACGGATAAATGGCATTCGGTCTTGGTAAATTAGCGGTCCTTGAAAGCAAGCTCGATATTTATGAAGACCTGTCAAAAGAAATGCTCGACAAACTCGAAAGAGCCGTCGGAACAATCTCAGAAAACAGTAACAAGGTTGCTGTCATCCTGGAGCGTCACGAGAATAGATTAGACGAGGGTGACAAAGCCAACGCTGCTATCATCAAAATGATCAATGATCATCAGAGATATGATGAAAAAATGTTCGAAAGATTCTCAGAGAGATTCGAACAGATGGAAAAGAAGATTGATGATCTATACAAATTTAGATGGATGGCTGTAGGCATTGGTGTTGCTGCAGTCTTCATCATTAAGGGTGCAGATATTTTCGGTGCGTTGTTGACACTGCCCGCAAATTCAGGTATCATAGAGCCACCTCAAAGTGCTCTGGTAGATGGTATTCGTTGACGACAAGTATATCGGTTTAGTCTCGTCACGGCTACAAAAGTTTGCAAGGAAGAAAAACGGACTATACAACTTCCGATGCCCTTATTGTGGAGACTCGCAGAAGCATAAGAACAAGGCGAGGGGATACTTGTATCTCGTAAAAAATGATTATAATTTTAAATGTCATAACTGTGGGGTCACCAAAACCCTCACAAACTTCCTGAAGGATCAAGACCCTATCGTACATGATCAGTACGTCATGGAGCGGTATAAGAGGGGTGCTGTAGGACGCAAATCAAACACCCCCAAACCCGACTTCAAGTTCCAAAAACCAACCTTCAAACCGAAGGATATTTTGTCCTCTCTGGAGAAAATCTCAAACCTAAATAAAGAACATCCCGCTCGAATTTACCTAGAACAGGGTAGACAACTTCCCAGTCAGGCACTGGAAGATCTGTACTACGTCGAACGTTTTAAAGAGTGGACAAACCAACACAAGGAGACCTTCGATAATGTCACAAAAGACGAACCGCGCATTATCATTCCCCTTAGGTTTGAGGGACGCTTAATTGGATACCAAGGTAGGTCATTAGTACCCAAATCAAAAATTAAATATATTACGATCATGCTTGAGGACGATGCTCCCAAGGTCTTTGGTCTCGACAAAATTAATCGTGAGAATCTTGTTTATGTCACAGAAGGACCCTTCGACTCCTATTTCATTGGGAACTCTATCGCTATGTGTGGTAGCGATGTTGACTTGCGCTTTATGGATTGTGAGTTTGTATTCGTCTACGACAACGAACCAAGAAACAGACAGATCGTTGAGAAGATTACTAAGACCGCCGAGTACGGAAATAAGGTAGTGATATGGCCAAAAGAAATTCAGGAGAAGGACTTAAATGACATGGTTTTATCTGGACTTGAAGTTCAAAATCTGGTAGAATCTAACATCTACAGCGGACTAGAAGCTAAACTAAAATTACAAAACTGGAAACGAGTATGAGCAATGGTATCAAAGTAATCAAGAGAAGTGGTTCAGTTGAGTCTCTTGATTTGGATAAGCTGCATAAAATGGTTGATGCAGCATGTAGTGGATTAGCAGGAGTCTCTGCGTCCCAAGTAGAGATTAATTCTGGCATTCAGTTTTACGATGGTATTACCACGGCAGAGATCCAAGAGATTCTTATCCGTAGTGCTAGTGATCTAATTGATTTGGATCATCCTAATTATCAGTTCGTTGCTGCACGACTTCTTCTTTTCTCTCTTAGGAAGAGTCTATATGGTGGAATGATTGATCTTCCTGATCTATTGACTCAGATCAAGAATGGTGTTGATAAGAAAATCTATGATGCAGATATTCTACGGAAGTACACCGAAGAAGAAATTGAAAAGGTAAATAGCTTTATTGATCATGATCGTGACCTTCTGTTCACTTATGCTGGTCTTCGTCAAGTAGTAGATAAGTATCTAGTCCAAGATCGTAGCAGCAATCAAGTTTACGAAGTACCACAGTTTATGTACGCATTGATTGCAATGACAATCTTTGCTGAGTATCCTCAAGAAAACAGACTCGATTATGTCAGACGATACTACAACGCAATCTCAAAGCACAAAATCAACATTCCCACACCTATCATGGCGGGAGTGCGAACTCCACTTCGACAATTTGCTAGCTGTGTTCTTGTTGATGTTGATGACACCCTCGATTCTATCTTTAGCTCTGATATGGCAATTGGCCGCTACGTTGCACAAAGGGCGGGAATCGGCATCAACGCAGGCCGCATCCGTGGCATCAACAGTAAGATCAGAGGCGGAGAGGTTCAACACACAGGTGTGGTCCCCTTCCTCAAAAAGTTTGAGTCAACTGTCCGATGCTGCACACAAAACGGCATCCGAGGTGGGTCAGCTACTGTCCACTTTCCTATCTGGCACCAAGAGATCGAAGACATCCTAGTCTTAAAGAACAATAAAGGAACCGAAGATAATCGTGTTCGTCGTTTAGACTACAGTATTCAAATCAGCAAATTGTTCTATGAACGATTCATCCAAGATGGGGAGATCTCCCTCTTCAGCCCTCACGATGTGCCAGGTCTGTATGATGCTTTTGGTACTGATAGATTTGACGATTTATATGTGGATTATGAACGAGATGTCCGTGTTCCAAGAAAGACTGTCCGTGCTCAAGGACTCATTCTGGACCTTCTGAAGGAGAGAGCAGAGACTGGTCGAATCTATATCATGAACATTGACCACTGTAACTCTCACTCGTCCTTTAAGGACAAGGTGAACATGAGTAACCTGTGTCAGGAAATCACCCTTCCCACAGAACCACTTAATCATATTGATGCTATTGATGGTGAGATTGCTCTCTGCATTCTCTCTGCTATCAACATCGGCAAACTCCGTGATCTTGATGAACTGGAGAACCTTTGTGACCTTGCTGTTCGTGGACTTGAAGAACTGATCGATTATCAAAACTATCCTGTTAACGCTGCTGAGTTAGCCACGCTGGGTCGTAGATCCCTTGGAATCGGTTATATTGGTCTTGCACACTACTTGGCTAAGAATGGGTGGAAGTACGACTCACAGGACGCCTGGGACGCTGTACATAGACTCACAGAGTCTTTCCAATATAATCTTCTGAAAGCATCTAATCAACTTGCAAAAGAGAAAGGACGTTGTGTTCAGTTCAGCGGTACAAAGTATTCTGATGGTATTCTCCCTATTGATACATACAAGAAGGACGTAGACGAGATTACTTCTGAGGAACTCCATTATGATTGGGATAGTCTTCGCGCAGATATCAAAGAACATGGTCTCAGACACTCAACACTGTCCGCACAAATGCCATCGGAGAGTAGTTCCGTTGTGTCAAACGAAACCAACGGAATCGAACCTCCCAGAGATTACTTGTCCATTAAGAAGTCAAAGAAAGGGCCTCTTAAGCAGATTGTTCCACAGTATCAATCTCTGAAGAACAATTATACTTTGCTCTGGGACATGAAATCTAATGAAGGATATATAAAGATTGTTGCTGTTATGCAAAAGTTCTTTGACCAGGCAATCTCTGGCAACTGGAGTTATAATCCAGAGAACTATCCAGACAATGAAGTGCCAGTTACTGTGATGGCAAATGATTTTCTGAATACTTACAAGTATGGTTGGAAGACCTCTTATTACCAGAACACCCACGATATGAAGAATGATGAGTTAGACGAAAAGAAGTTATCCCTAGAGCAATTAGTATCCGATATCGAAACCCAGGAGGAAGAAGACTGTGAATCTTGTAAGATCTGAAGAACAATCAAAGAAAGATACCATTGCTCATCTCCCTGAGGGAATGACGGTATTCAATAAGAACAAAGTAAACCTAAAGAAGCAACCGATGTTCTTCGGTGCTCCTTTAGGAGTTCAAAGATACGATTCTTATAAGTATCCTGTCTTTGATAAACTGACTCAACAACAACTTGGATACTTCTGGAGACCAGAGGAAGTCTCTCTACAAAAAGATAGAGCTGACTATCAATCTTTGAGGGATGAACAGAAACATATCTTTACGTCTAACCTAAAGTATCAGATTCTTTTGGATAGTGTTCAGGGTCGTGGTCCTGGAATGGCTTTTATTCCATATTGTTCTCTTCCAGAACTTGAAGCGGCTATGACTGCATGGGAATTTATGGAACTCATACATTCTCGTTCTTATACATATATCATCAAGAATGTATATCCAGATCCTACTGAAGTCTTCGACACCATTCTTGATGATCAGAAGATCCTCTCTAGAGCTGAATCAGTCACGAAATCCTATAATGAATTCATTAATGCCGCACAGAACTTTGGGTCTGGTCCAATGTGGGAGCATTATCTAGACGGGGTTCCTAATGCACAAAACGAACTCTATGAACTCAAACGAAAACTCTATCGAGCAGTCGCAAACGTCAACATTCTGGAGGGAATTAGATTCTATGTCTCCTTCGCGTGCTCGTTCGCTTTTGGTGAACTTAAGCTCATGGAAGGATCGGCAAAGATCATTTCTCTTATCGCCAGGGACGAAAACCAACACTTAGTCCTGACTCAGAACATCATGAATAAGTGGAAGGATGGTGATGATCCTGACATGTTGCAGATTGCTAAAGAGGAAGAAGAGAACGTCATTGATATGTTCAGAAAGGCTGTTGAAGAGGAAAAGGAATGGGCCCAATACCTTTTCAAAGATGGTAGTATGATTGGTCTTAATGATAAACTTTTGATTCAGTATGTGGAATGGATTGCTAATCGTCGCATGAAGGCGATTGGATTGAAACCTATCTTTGATATTCCAGCAAAGAACAATCCACTTCCTTGGACTGAACATTGGATTTCTTCTAAAGGTTTGCAAGTTGCACCACAAGAGACTGAAGTAGAATCTTATGTAGTGGGTGGAATTAAACAAGATCTTACAAAGGATGCTTTCTCAGGATTCAAACTCTAATGACTCAACTTCCAGAGTGGAAAAAATTAGCTCTAAGTGATCCTACTCTTGGGGACAAAGAGGTAGAAATACTTCTCTATGGACCCAAGAGTTTATCTCAAGCTTGGATGATACAAGCACTCAAATTCAAGTACCTCCGAAAGACAGGGTGATAAATACTTTATATGTGTTAATCCCTGTCGATAATGCCTATTCAGTTAATCAATACTGGAGCTGCCAGTAACGACGGTACGGGAGATACCCTGAGACAGGGGGCTATCAAGGTAAACCAAAACTTTACCGAGATTTATAATACGCTAGGTGATGGCACAGGCTTAACCCCCATTACAGGACTCGATACCGCAAGGTATTCTGACATATCAGGTATTGCTACCAATGCAGTATACTTTGATAATCAGTTACCATCTTATTATAGAAACTATCTAAATCTAACTAATACTCCAACAGCACTCTCCCAGTTCACAAATGATACTGGGTTCTTGACGAAAACTGTTGATGCCAATGGTATCACTGTTGTTGGTGGTATTGTTACTGCAACCTCCTTCAGGGGTGATGGATCTCAACTGACTGGAATTTCTACCTCTGTTGATGTAGGAGTTCTGCAAGCGCAAATCAATTCATTGGGAACCAACCTAAACATTGTAGGTTTCTATGATGCCGTTGCGGGTGTAGTAACTGGTCTGACTATTGTAGGTCAAGGAAGACCAGGACTTGGAATCGGTCTGACACTTCCTAGCGTCGGTATTAATACTGGTGATTACTTCATCGTATCTAAGGGTGGTGCTGACGTTGGTATTGCAACGTACACTAACCCTGGGATTTCTAGTGTCTACTCTGGTGACTGGATTGTAGGTATTGATGGTGATAGTTGGTCTATCCTTTCCTACTCTCAACAGGTTGTTGCACCAAGAGCAAATAGAGCGGACATTGCGGACTCACTAGATGGCAATGCAAGTCTCAATCTGAGTGGAGTTGTTACTGCCACACAATTCTTTGGCAATGGTGGTGCTCTTACGAATCTTACTGGTGCAAGTCCTGGAACATATGGTAATGATTCTACAGTCCCTCAGATTGTAGTTGATGGTAATGGTAAGATCTCTTCTATTACTAACGTTTCTATCGCACTGACCAACATTGTAGCGGGTCTCGGAACAGGATACTGG